ACTCCTACAGTCTTCGTCTTAATTACCTCATTTAATTTCCAAAGCTTTACTCGTTCATAATTATAGTTAAAGAAACTCTTACACCCGACAATGGTTCCGGTAGTGCCACAAGATGCTACTAATATATCTGGATTAGGGGATGAGAAATACGAATTACCTAAAGCTATATTTTGAAGTTGTGAGGATATTTCTGGACCCGTATGCAAAAAATGTGTTCTCCAGTTACTCGGATTGTCAAATTGATTAGGTACATAAACATATTTATTGAAATTTAATTTTTCTACATACCTTATAGCGTCATCTGTAGTTCCTTCAACTAAAACGGTAGAGGCTCCAAATGCGTGACATAGTTTTACCCTTTCTTTTGACACGCTTTTAGGCATAACTAAAAGACATCTGTATCCAAGAACACTACAAACCAAAGCTAGCCCTATTCCGGTATTTCCGCTTGTGGCTTCAATGACTTCCATACCCGGTTTCAAATCTCCATCATGTACAGCTTGTTCAATCATATGTAAGGCAACCCTATCTTTTATACTTCCACCTGGATTCATTCCCTCTAACTTAGCATATATTCTGACATCGCCAGGTTTCCAGATATTTTGTATCTCAACAAGTGGAGTATTTCCTATTAAATTCAATATTGACATTAATAATATCCTCTCTTTTTATCTTCTCTATCTTGAGCCAATTCCCTTATCACATTATTGTCACATTTGATGCAAAGCAGAGTGTCCTCAAACCAAACCATAGGACCTTTGCATTTAGGACATTTCAATAGCTTTTTTTGCATCTTTAGTCTTCATTGATTCAAGCTTTTTAATCGTTTTTCGTATCTGGACATCCTGTATTTCTTCAGGTAAAGCAGTATTTAAAATTATACATACACCATAAGATTTTTTATTGTATATAGTGGTAAATACCACGAGTTGCTCAGTTTCGTTTAATACTCCAAGATAATTAAATTCAACTTCCTTCATTTTTATTTTCCCTCTTTATAAACTTTTTTAAACATTTCTTGTGCACTATGATTCCTGTCTTATCGTGCTTATAGTATTTAGAGAACATCTCTATCTCTTTTCCACAATAAGCACAAATCATTCTAGATATTTTAGAAATACTGTAAACTTCAGCCATTATCAGTAACCTCTTCTTCAGTTTTTTTGGCCTCTTCAAATGGACTGTAATCCTTCGTCAACGCAGAAACGTCTATCTCTTTTTCCTTCACCGTTTTCTCTAATTCTGCTGCTATTCTTTTGGCTTTTTTTCGTTCAAGTCTTGTATCATAGCAATTATAACAAAGAATTTTACCACGATAACGCTTGAACTTATTATATTCTATTTTCTTTTTACAATTACTGCATTCTCCCATTTATAACACCTTTTTTATTCCACATCTAACATACACTTTTTTGTTGTTTATTGACATCATCTGTGGACTTGGATAACTATAATATCTGAATGACCTGGACAAAGACTCGTTGCTGTCTGCCGGTATGTCATTGTCCTTACACCAAGTCTCGTAGTCTTTTCGTATATCGTCCACTAATATATATTCATTGAGATTTGTATGTTCATATTGAGCCTTGATGAAATATTTAGTGTTTTCTTGGTACATCAAATACACATCTTTTTTATTAATTTGATAAGTAAACTTTTTTTCTGACAGTAGCCTATGTAAGCCATCAAGCGCCCAAACTAGCAATCCTTCCATCCCTTCTTTGGTTATTAGCTTTTGAATCAAGTTTAAGTCTTGTTGTTTGGTGTACCTAAATTTTTTCAAAAATGGCAATATATATTGTCTATCATACCAACCATCAGTTTTATCCAGAGACTCAGGTATTGAGTTACACGCCGTGATAATTTTAGCATAGTTAGGAAAATCAAAACCATCTTTGCCTTTAAACTCTGCCTCTATTCTTTCTCCAGCGGTTAGGCGTTTTAACATATCAGTATGGTCTAATACATACCCAGATAGTTCTCCGCATGAATTTAAAAGTTTACCATATAATTGTGCAGTTACGAATCTATTGCTCATTAATGAACCTATAGATTTATTAGTTATATTTTCTTCGCCTAATAAATGTTCTAATAATTTTAGCCATACTGTTTTGCCATTTCCACCTGTACCATATAAATAAAACAATCCATGATAGTTATATCTAGCATAAAGGCAATATCCAAATAACTCTTGTGTAAATTTAATATATTTATTTTTATTAAATGTAGAATTAAAATAATTCAATATTTTATCGGTCAATTTGGCCTGTGGTTTGTAATCCCATGGAATTTTGTATAAAAAATAATGCCTTGGTGAATGCTTCTCAAGTTTTTTAGTTTCTATATTATAAATACCATTATTTAGATTAATCAAATTTGGGTTTATTCTAATAGTATTTCTGTTTATGGTTTTATCTGTTTTTATATAATTTACTATCTCATTTTCATGATATGTAGACCAAAGTACTTTTTGTTCTATAAATAATTTTTTTACCATGGTACGCAGGATACTTTCACCATTTAATTTATAATAACCATCTTGATAAGCGTAAATGTGTGTGGCCCGTCCAGTGGCATCTTCTATGGCTATGAACGATATTTGTCCTTGCAGATACTTAGCTATCTCTTCGGTATTCAGTTTTTTCTTTTTTCCTTCATGCTTGAATATATTTGGTCTATAATTATCTTCATAGCCATATTTCTCTATGCCAACTTTCTTTATGGCTAAAAACTCTTTTCTGACGGTTTCTTTTGACGGACAAGTATCTTCGATTTTTACCAAACCCTCCAACATTGCGATTAACGACACTGCGTCTCCACCTATATGACACCTAAAACAATACCAAGTATTCTCTTCTATATCAATTTCGAAATTAGAGCCTTTTTCACCTTTAGAACTTCCGTGTACTGGATGTGGTCCTCTGTATTTTTTCCCATCTGTGCTGCCTAATTTTGGGCAATATTTTAATAATTTTGAAATGTCCCAGTTCATACCACCGGCAGTATTTATGACAAATTTTTGTTCTTCGATATAGCCATCTAGATATTTTAGCAACTCATCTTTATCTATTGTTTTTATATCGTTATTTATTTCTATATCATAAGTATTGCCTGATGGGTGCAAACTGCCTGGTCCAAGACATTGGTTGCCCTTAGATTGTATTTCGCCATAATGTCTTCCATCTTTAACCAATAAGACCCGTTTGTTCAAATCCTTGACACGGTAATAAAGGTGCACTCCACCATTGCCTGTTTTTACCGTAAACGTCTTAGGAAGGACTGTATATGCTATATTGATAAGGCTCTTATCATCACTGTTCTCTATATCTACGATTACAAGGTTATCGAAATTGCAGACTACCCCATAACTTTTAGCAGTCTTGAGGTATTTTACAAAGTCTTTTTCGTTGTAGCGATAATTACTCTCAACTGCCCAGTCACCCTCAATTGGCTTTTTTGCCCCTTCGGCTATTTTTATAAATCTAAATTTTTTGTTTTTTAATTGTTTAGGTAATTCAATCATTCTAAATATTCCCTCTTTTTCTTATGACATATTTCTTCAGTAGTATCTATTATAGAACCAAAAATGGCCTTATGTTCAGCTTTAAAATTAATGATACCGTTTTTATTTTTTATTGGATGAGGCCCTAGGGTTCCTTCTTCTTTGATGCGTCTCTTTTGTTGAAAGACCCGTCCAGTTTCAAGTTTTACGATATAAGCACAAGATTTGCAGTATTTTTGGCTGTTACTGGTCTTTACTATTTTTATAGAACAGCGCTCACAGGCTATTTTATCCATGCCCCACCTATATAGATTTCACTATGCCTCTATCAAATTCCTTTAATTGGTAATCTGCGTTTCTTGTAAGTATCACATCTTCTCTGTTATGGTCAAGAATCTTTTTTAAAGACTCTTTCTGTATTTTACCATCACACATTAAAGATTGCATCCAAGTATCTCCATCTACATGAGTTTTTTCACCTGGGAGTTTTAAAAACCTTGCAGCTACTTCTAAAGAATTTTTATTAAGTTTAAGTAGTCTTTTAACCATGTAATAAATATCCTTATGGTCAATAGTCTTATATATTGGAAAATTTAATTTCCATTTGAGGCATCTTGAACGAATAAAAGGAATATCAAATAATGTAGAATAGTAACCTTTAAGAATATCAAATTTAAGTATATCTTCTATAAGTTGTATGCATAAATTTTTGTCAAAAAGCCCTTTTCTTATATCTTCTAAATTAATAGTATTTTCTATTATTGAGTTATTCATATCATCATAGATACAATAAGTTATTATTATACCATAATTTGCATCAAGGTTGCTAGTTTCTATATCTATGTACCCTACTCTTGGTTTTTTATTTTGTTCTAAAAACCAACAATTAGGATGTTCAGCATAAGTATGACAATGTTTACATCTGCCTGTCATATATTTTACTAACTCTTTCTTTTTCATTAAATGTGGATTAGGTCTCATTTATTCACCCGAAAGCTATATCATCTTTAGATTTTTCATTATTATTTTTTCCTTTTTTAGCTTGTAGCGCATTTATATTTTGTAAAAGATTCATTTCTATTTGAGCATGTTGAATTTCAGTTTGTTGTAGTCCTTTAATAACTATCATTAAATTTTCCATATCTCTTTGATATGTTTTTCTGGATACAGGTAAATATCCTAAAAGTTTGTCTATTATTTTATTCATCTTTTACTGCTCCTTCTAATTTATTAAATTTTTTCATATCCACTTCTTTCGGTTTACCTATAAAAATATTTATTTCAGGTTTTTCCTCTTTAGATATTTGAGATTGTGCTTTTCTAAATTGTATCAAAATTTCAGTTTTAACTTTTGAAAGTTTAGCTACTGTATTCATAGCTTTTAATTGTATTCCTGGTTCATCTTGTGCGACTGTTGCTATTCCATGAGCTATTTCTATCTCATCCTCTAACATTTTTAAAATTCCAGATTTTTGATTATTATATTCTTCTTTAGTTAATGATTCTAAATCTTTTTTCAAATCGGTATTAATAGTGTTATGGTTAGCAATAATACCATAATTATCTTTCAAAATCTTTTGCATATCTCGGCAAGATGGTATTCTATTTAATTTTTTAATTATTTCTAATTCCGCTTGCCATCGTTTTTCTTGTAAAGTTGTCATCTACTCACTATATATGTTTTTTATCCTATTTAAAGCCTTTCTTTTTGTTGCATTTCAGAAACATTTATATACTAAAATTTTTATTTACCACCTTATATTATTAGCATAAAATAAAATTAATTGGAGCGAAACAGAATTTCGGGAAAGGGTGGGTAATTGAATATTATCGCAGAGCTTGGTAGAGAATTTTTGCCAAAACAAATAGAAACAATGGAAGCGGTCAAAAAATATCGCTATGTGCTGTATTCAGGAGCGGTTAGAGCAGGAAAAACTCTTATTGCTGACCATATAGCTATTCAAACTTGTATTGAAAATCCTGGTTGTCAAGGATTCATAGGTTCTCTTACGACCACACAATTAAGTGATGTAGTATTTAAAGTATTTGAACAGGAATTAAAATACTATCAAGATATACTGGATAAAAATAATATTCCCATTACACTTGTGGCAATGAGATATAGTAAAGGAGATATGAAAGCAATTTTTTATAATGGTTCTGAAATTGTGTTTAGACATTGTGAGCAAGAACAAAAAATCAGAGGAAAGACTCTAGATTTTGTAATATTAGATGAACCAATTGAGATGAATGAGGAGATTTTTCACCAATTAATGCAAAGAATTTCAGGTGGTCATATTAAAAATCCATTTATTTTATTGACTACAAATCCTGGTGCACAGTCACATTGGATTTACAAGCATTTCTATAAGAAAGCAACTGAAGAATATTACACTATAGAGACTACAACATATGACAATATATTGCTTCCTCAATATAAAAAGTATATAAAAAACTTAGAAGATAATTTAGATGAAGATTGGATATTAAGATTTCTCAATGGAAGATGGGGAGCTTATTCAGGACAAATATATAAAGATTTCAATATTAATAAGCATACTGGAGATTACACAAACTTTAAAAATTTTAAGTATATAAACATAGGAGTAGATTGGGGAAATAAGAATCCTTCTTGTGTTCTTGTAACAGGAATCACATCAGATAAGCATGTTTATGTAATTAAAGAATGGTACAAACGTGGAGCTACAACGCCACAAGTGGCAAAAAAGATAGCTGAGTTTTATAAAGAATTTGAAGCAAAAAAAGTTTTCGTTGATGCTTCTCAACCTGATTTAATACTACAAACTAAAGATTTAAAAGTTAATTGTGAAAAATCAGAGAGAAATGTTAGTGCTAGAATCGGAAAAATCAGAGGTTTACTAAAAAATGATATGCTTCATATTGATATTAATGAATGTCCTAATTTAATAAGAGAAATGGAAGCATATCGTTGGAAAAAAGATTCCGAAGAACCTATACAAGAGGATGACCACGCTCCTGATGCTTTAGGATATGCTCTTACTGATTACAGAAGTTTTAGAAGAGAAAATTTATTAGGATTCACTAAAAGAGATTTGTGGGATTTTTAGGTGAAAAATATGCCTACACTTGGAGATTATATAATAAAAGCTTGGAAAAATTATGTCGCACCGACTAAAGAAGAGATTAAAGTTGGAAAAAAAGAAAGACATATGGTGGAAGGAACTGACAATACTCCCATTAGTAGAGAAAAACCTTTTACCAGTCAACTTACTGTAGAAAAGTGCATTAATGCAGCAGAGCAGTGTCCTTTATTCATGAAAGGTGCAAGAAAGAAAGCTAAAGACTCTATAAGAGCTTGGCATAGAATAGAGCATATTGATAAAACTAAAAAACCAATCTCTGAAGATTTAAATCATATAAGAAACTTTACAAAAAGGAATAACCTTCCTAAACTATGGGAAAAATTAGTAGTGGCTTCATATGTAACTGGAAATGGATACCTTCTTATAACATTTGAAAATGATGCTGATACTACTATAGAAGACCCTCCATCAGATAATGCTGTTCCATTTTCACTTAGAATACTTAACAGTAAATACATAAAAGAAATAGGATACAAGAATGATTATTACAAAGAAAAATCAATAAAACACTATCATTATGAAGATACTAACAATAATGAAGACAAATGGATTCATCCAGATAGGGTGATAGATATGCCCTGCGATGAATTATTTGGACCTTTTGGAAATTCTAAAGTTAATTTGCTTCGTAATATCATAAAATCAAATGTGAACGTAGATATAGCAACTGGAGAGATACTTGCTTGGTTTGCACACGGACTGCTTGATATAAAAGATGAGGAAATGAATGATGCCGATATGAAAAGATGGAAAAAAATGACTGATGAACATCCAAGTGCGTATATACATAGAGAAGGAGACATACAGGCAATAAGACCTGAGGCAATCGACCCGAAACCCTTTTATGATTATCTAATATTATCTATTGCTGCTGCTTTCTTCATGCCTACTCATATATTGACTGGCATACAAGTAGGAAAAGTGACTGGAGCAGAAATTGGTACTGGAGATTACGTTAAAGATTTAAAAGATGACCAAGAACTAGAATACAATCCTCTACTTGAACGTCTATATTCAAAATTATTAAAAAGTAAAGGCAGAAGTTTTGACAAATATGAGATTATTTGGAATCCCATTTATATTGATGAGTTATCTGAAGCTGAGATTCTTACAAAAAGAGTAGATGCCGCTGAAAAAGCATTAAATGGAGTAAGAGGCGTAGGAGGATTTATTGATATGGAAGAAGCTAGAAGAATATTCAATGAAGGACAGATAGAGCTACAAGTGGATAAAGATGTGAAGGTTAAAAAAGTTGAGCAGCCTCCATTAAAACCAAAACCTGAAATTCCTTCAGATGACGATGAAGATGAGGATGAAGATAATAATCCAAATAAACATGACATACAAAAATTTAATCTTGATGCTGCTGCAAAATTAATGATAGAGAAAAGAAAGGCTCAAATAGAAAAAGAAAGAAAAATAGGAAAAGAGATTATAGAAGAACAGGAAAATGATAAACATAAAAGTGAGGACTAGAGGACTTAATGAATTTATCCAAGCAAATGAAAAAGTGATAGCTGCTTTGGATAGGGGAGACTTAAATAAAGCATTGGCTGAAAAAGCCGAACATCGAGCAAAATACAGAGCACCAAGAAAAAAAGGAATTTTAGTAAAGAGCATTAAGGCTAAGATAATAAACCAATTCTCTTTCATATTTGAGTGTAGTGCTGAAAATGAAAGAGGAGAAGACTATCCACGTTTCCTTGAATGGGGAACAAGACATATAAGAGTTGGAACTCCAGAAAGTCCTAGAACTATAACAAGTAGTAGTGGTAAGACAGCATTTTTACCATTCATGCGTTGGGCCTTATGGAGAACTATGCAAGAGGCTAACTTAATATTTAAAGAAAAAATACTAAAGTATTATAAATAAAGAGGGAAAAATATGATGAAAATAGTATTATGTGGAAAACCAGGAAGATGTTGTCCGACAGTAGAAAGGAAAGGCGATGATGTGATAATAAGAGATGATGACGGTTTTTCGGTGAAGATGACATATGAACAATTTCAAATTCTTAAAAAGACAGAGGTATAAATATGGGAAGAAAGAGGGCAAACACACCAATAAAGGGGAACAAAATAGAGGTTCCTGTAAAACCAAAATCAAGTCCATTAATAAAAGGCGAAGTTCAATACTTCCAGGAACTTATAGATACTTCAAATAGATACACATCACTAAGACAACAAAAAGAAGGATATGAGTTTGCAGTAAAAAAATTGGAAGAAAAAAGAAAAGAAGTTCAAGATGGAAAAATAAAACTTCCAATCTTGTTGCCATTTATACCAAAACATTCATGGTATATGGAAGAAGACAAGAAAAAAATATTCCAGTTTTTAGATGAAGAAATAGGAAAATTAAAAGGAAGCATCAAGGCTTTAGAAGGTCAAATGCAACATAGATATGATGAATATACAGAATCGGCTGTGAGAAACAGAGAGTTTCTTAATAAAAGATACAAAAATCTTGCAGCTAAACAAATTGCACCTGATAGAAAAGAAATAAAAGACGAAGAGAATCTATTTGAAGCAGAGTTTAATGAGTTAATAAAAAACGAACAAAAAAAAGAAGAGTTTAAAAGAGCCAAAATGGAAGCAATAAAAAGAAACACCCAAAGAGCAACAAAGAAGGATGAATAATGACGGATATAGTTCATGGAGAAAAGCTTAAAAAAATTCTTAGAATGTTGCTTAAAACTGGATATAAACTTCTAAAGACCGATATGCAAATGGCAGGAAATGATTTGGCTCATTCAGCTAATCCTGCAATCAAAAATTTAAACAATTTGATAATATTGACAGGGAGTCATTTAAAACAGCCCGATGAGTGGCAGAAGAGAATGGTGTTGGGATATGGACAAGGTATACTTTGGACAGTTACAAAAGATACAGCTTATAGAGACCCTTTCTTTTGGGCCTTAAACAAACTCTTGGAGCATCCAGAAGAACTCAGAAAAATGATTGCACCTTACGTTAAACCACCTGAAGAGTGGATTCCTAATCTATGGACAGATTCAAAAAACAAAACTGGTAAACTTCAAAAGGAAGGCAAGATAGCAAAATTTGCCAAAAGTCTTGAAGAGTCCATATTTGTAAAAGAAATTCAGGAAAAGAGGCATCAAAAGATATTGAATCAGAATAAAAAGAAGTGATTACATGGCTGAAGATAAAGCTGAAAAAGAAGACGATAAATTTGAAAATCCTGAACCTAATCCAGGAGAATCGCAAAAAGATTTTGTTTCTAGGTGTATTCCGTATGTGAAGAAAGAACATCCTGATTGGAAACAAGACAAAATTATAGCAGTGTGTTATAGTATTTATAGAAGAAAACATGAAGGGGCAACTCTTGATGATTTCATGGAATCTTTAGGGTATAAAAGATTCACCGAATCGGCTCAATTTATACAAATAAGTCATTCAGAAAAATCCCAAAAAGTGAACAGTTCAAAACAAGATACTTATAAACTTGTCGCTATGGTCGGAGACAGATTTATGAATGGTGGATACTTTTCTATGGAAGAAACAGAGAAATGTTATTTAATGTGGGAACAAACTTACCATGATTACAATCACGAAGGAACGAACTCTGGAACATTCGGCAACAGAACGGATATAAGTAAATTTATTGGATACCACAAGAATGTGGAATTAGATAAGGCTAACAAACGTGTTTTAATGGACCTTGTGCCTGTAAAAGAAACTGCTGCTTATCCTGTTTGGAAAGGTTATATAGAATTAGCCAAACAATCAGGAAACATTCCAAATGTGTCGGTGACATATTATGGAAAACAGCGATTTATGAAGGCATCAGAGCTTCCTAAAGAAGCAAATTATGAAAGGGAGGGCTTCAAGGAATCTGATATGGTTCCAGTATTGCACAATGTAATTCCAGTATGTGTGTCTACTGTATTACAAGGTAGATGCAACGATAGAGATGGTTGTGGAATACAAAACACCAATTCAGAATGTGGTTCAAATTCATGTTCATCTGATTCTTGTAAAACACAAGATGCAAAAAAACATGAAGAACAAATAAAGAGAATAAAAGAGAAAGAAAAGAAATTAAAATCGGAGGATTAAAATGTCAGATAAAAAAATTGAAGACATGTCTCCTGAAGAGCTAACAACTTATGAGGAAAGTTTGAACAAAGAACTCAAAATACGAGAGTTGAAAAAGAAACAAACCCAACTTGAGGCAGAAAAATTCAATGAAGAAAAAGAACGTGAAGACAAAAAATTATCAGAACTTAAAGGACTTTGGCAAGAGGAGTTCTACAAAGAGCATCCAGAATATAAGCCAAAAGATAAAATCACTGGCAACGATATTGACAAGAAAAATACTGAAGATGACAAATTTGTAAACTATTATGCAGGTTACAAAAAACGATATGCTGAATTTGAAAGCAGGTCTCAATATATACAAAACAGAGATGAACTTAACAAAATCCGATTCCAAGTCTATGAAGACGGACAATACAAAGAATGTGGATTAGATGGACTTTGGGGAAATACAGATTCCGACTCAGGTTGTGAAGATGTAGTTTCAGCTTGGAGTCCTGCTGATGTATACGCCAAAATCGTATGGGAAACATTCGTTTGTACTGCTGACCTTCTAAAAATCTGTGTAAAAGGATTGGCTATAAATCCAGGTCAAGGACTTGGTGTTCAGATACGAACTTACGGTGCTTTCAGTGACCCGACAGAACTTGGTGCTTGTGAATGTGCCAGTTGTGCATCCATATCTTTCGACACTTATTCATTGACTCTAAAACAGTACAATATAGAGGCAATAATCTGTGAAAAGGATATATGGGATGTTGGTTCAATTCTCATGGACTCGTACTTAAACTCAATGGCTAACAGTTGGGCTAAATGGTTTGATGCTCAAATCTATGCTCAATTAGAGACTGCTACACCTGGAACTACAGAAGCACTTGCTTCACCGTTATCTTGTATACCTGGAATAAGTGGTTCTTGTTGTACCGATTCAAGTTTAGTCGACCTCTACAATGCTGTGCACAATGCAGTAGCTTCAATGAGAGAAGGAACTGGATTAGCAGGACCTTACAATCCAGATTATTTGATTCTATCCCCAAGTGTGGCTGCTATCTTTAAGAGGATGCAAACTCCTACACCTATGCCTTGGATGGGAGACATTTCATTCGATTCAGATGGTAGACTGAAAAAAATAAACGGATTGAAAGTCATTGAATATTGTGGTGCAAACAGTTGTACCGATGCTGCAAGTGAAGTTGTGGCTATAATCATTGATTCTAGAAGAGCAGTTGGATGTGTCTTTGGACAAAAACCAAAAACATACAAATTCTTCCAAACAAACTGTAACTCTTGGAGAATCGACCAGTGGGCCTTTGTAGCTTTTGGGGAACTAGATACTGACGCAATATGTCATATCACAAACTAGATAGGGATTTAATTCCCTCTCTATTTTTCTTTATACCTTTCTCATAAACTGGTATGAGGATTATGATAACTAAAAAATACATAAATTTAATAACTGGACAAGAGATAACAGTATATCCCTGGTCTAGCAAAAAAGATAAATTGCGAGTAAAACAAGAAAACTGGTACGAAATGTTTAGGGATGATTCCAATGACTAAATGGAAAATAGAAGTTCCCCAAATATTTGTTTCACCAACAGAGTATAGGATATATGATAAACCTTACTACAGAGTTACTACAACTCTTGGTATAATAGCTAAACACAGTCTTAGAAATTGGATGGGAAAAGTAGGATATGCCAAAGCCACTAAAATACTTGAAACTAGACAAGCAATTGGAACTCATGTTCATAAATTGATAGAATGTACACTAAAAAATGAACCTATTAATTTAGGAGCATATGAAAAAGAGATTCAAAATGGCTTAAAAGAATTTAATAAATTTAAAAAAGCGGCATGTTTAAAACCTGATGTGCTAGAGCAAAATATTTGGAGTAATATTTATAAATATGCAGGAACAGCCGACTTTATAGGTTATTATAAAACACCAATAGAATATTTACGCTCTAAAATAGTAAAGCACAAAAGATGCAAAGTGCCTAAATTTACAAAAAGCTCATTTGTGATTGGAGACTGGAAAACTGGAAAAGGTGTATATCAAGAATATTGGCTTCAACTATCTGCATATGCTCACGCGTTTACAGAATTGACTGGTGTCAAATTAGAAGGAGCTTTTATTGCAAGGATAAGAGATGGAAAAATACAGGTAGAAGAGAAAACCACAAAAGAATTAGAAGCTATATTTCCGGCATATTTAGCAGTATTAGAATTATATGAATGGAAATATAAAAAAGGAAAGTATGCCTTTTTAAAATCAGGTGAATAAATGTTAAAATTTAAGGAAGGCAAATTACCAAAAACACCACAAGCTAAACTAAAATACCTCTATAGATTACAAGAATTATTACGCCTATATCACAACAAGAAAGGGGAAGATGTAAAGAAGAAAAAGATTAGCCTTGAAGAGTTTAGAAAGTTTCAACAAGGGTGGTTTAAAAACCGAAACAGTCTCATATGCGGAAAAATATTAGAATGCAAGAATAGTCTTACAGAATCACAAAAAGAAAGTTTACTGGAATATGACGAAGAAGCAAAAGCATATGGGGCAGTGAAAGATAAAGATAAATTTAAAAAAGATAAAAAAGTTCAAATTAATATTGATGACATAGAGGAGGGTTGATATGGCAGATAGTGTAGAAGAAGCTTTACAAGAAGCTATAGCTGAAATTGAGTCACATGAGCTTGTCAAAGAAGTCCATTATTTAAATAATCAGGATAAACAATTATCTGGAAATTGGATAGAGAAAGTCGTTGCTATTCTTCACATGGTAAGAGGACAAATCGGATATACTTGGAGCACTAAAGTAATATATATAAAAAATAAAGCTCCTTATGAATATCTATTTCATTATGGTGGGCCTCAAGTTGATGAAGTTAACACAAGCACCAGGGATTTTTTCCTATCTAAATTAAATGCAATAAAACAAACTAAAGATTTTGATTTCATAAAAATTGAATCTGTAGATGAGGATACAAAGAGTGTAGTCCTATATGCAATAAAAGAGAAAAGTGACAAGTATGCTAGAATTTATAAGGCTCAATGTTGGAAAACTGGAGAAACTACATTTGATTATCTAATCATAGAAGTTACAGATATAGAAATTGTTTCATTATAGGTGAACTATGACCTGGGTTGATACTAACTACACATACAAAAAGAAAATTACAATAGACCATACAAAGGTCGGAAGTAATGAAGTAGATTTTCCTATAGTATTAGTTGGTACAGATGCAGATTTGACAGGATGCCTTGCCAATGGCTATGATATAAAATTCTATGACTCTACAGAATCGAACAAACTTAAACATGAGAGGGTTGAATGGAATAGTGCCACTGGCTATTTTGTAATTTATGTAAAGATACCATCATTGTCTTCAATTGTAGATACAGAGATTTACATGTATTATGAGTATCCTGGAGAAGTAGTAGACCAGGCTGACCCAACAAATGTGTGGGATAGTAATTATTTAATAGTGTACCACTGTAATGATGCAAATACTAAACTTTCAGATAGCACTTCAAATGGATGGGATGCTCTAGAAAATAATTCTCCAAAATATAGAGAAACTGGAAAAATAGGTAAATGTTGTTATGCTGATAATGTTTGGAGACAACTTAATGGAAATGTTTGGGGAAATGATAATGCAGGATGGTTATCTGCATGGAAAACATTGACAGCAAGTACTTTAGAATGGTGGGAATCTTGTGATAGAGAAAATGAATGCATAGCTGCTGTAGTTCTTAGTATCAGATATAATGGTGGTGAGGATATAAGAATGTATTTTGACCCTTGTGGAGCACAAACTGGACCTGTATATGTTTATGATGATGGACCACACATAGCAACTATTGATGATAGAGTATATACTTGGGCAGCAGGAGAATGGCATCATGGTGCAGTAAGCCATACTAGAAATGAACCTGGAATGCCTATGATTGCTTATACAGATGGAGCTTTTGTAGGTACAGGTAATGTGGATTTTAATTATGCCACTTCAGCAGGACATTTAGGTATAGCAACAAGATGGTTAATAAATAAAAATTATGCATTCGATGGAAAAATGGAAGAAATAAGAATATCATCTATAGATAGAGATGCAGATTGGATAGAAACTGGATATAATAATCAATATAATCCATCTGGATTTAGCTCATTTGGAGCAGAGATTTCTCAACCAATTAGTCCATTTAAATTTAAATATCCTTTAAAATCTCAAACTGAGCCTAAATATAGGGGAAATAGTAAAAAAAGATACAAATATAAAGTCGAAAAAGGAAAAGACTATAAGTATATTGCCAATAAACAGGAGTAATTAAAATGTCAATTTATACAAGAGGAGAAACTTACGTTCATAGATTATTGATTACTGACAGGAATGGAAACCCTGCATATCCGTCAGATTGTACCTTTTATTTGTATGATTCTTGTGGAAGTTTATTAAATACTGGTGGAACTTCTATGGCCACAAGTACAGGAGATAACTACTTCCAATGCACTTACAATATTTCATCCACTATGAGATATGGAGAGTATACCATAAAGGTCGTTGCTACGGATAGTGATGGAGTTATTGCACAATTTGATGACGTGCTCTATATATTTCCTTGGAATATAGTGCATGATGTAAGAAGACTCTCTGGAATAAAGACAAGGAAATCCATAAGCGACCATGATATATCTGCAATAATATGGGAGGCCTATAATGAGGCCCTTGATGACGTTTATGAATATTTCGCTAATGATGTTCCAAATTGTAATCCAGATACAGGCGAATGGTTCAATGGGACCAATACTACATTCGAGACTCAAAATGGACCGATTGCCGACAAGGATGGAGATGGAGTAGTTGCAGGGTATGGTGAGCAATCCTGCGGCACTGACATAGATGGATGGTGGAAAGATTCAGATGGGGATTGTCACCGTCTAAAGATAACAGTAAATGATGCTCATTGTGGAAATATCACAATAACTCAGCTAGATGGTACTGCAATACCTAGCGATGCAGAATGGGTCCGTATAAATTATTGGATAGAGTATGAGACCTATAATGAACGCATGTTTAGATTTGCGGTGGCTTATCTTGCTGCTTATAAATGTATTGAAGCCTTCAAGTCCTTGGATAAGGCGACAGCAGCCGACTTGGACTCTAACAGGCAAGATATATATTTGAACAAAAACAGAATGGAAAAAGAGTATAAGAAAACGATAAAGAAAATAAAGAAGCCCTTAATAGGAAGTGGAATGTTACCAGGAAAATGATAACATGGCATACGAATCATTTGACCCAAGAACGATATTCAGAGAAAAAGTAGGCAGTCTAAAGTATGACGAAGATGGAAACAGTAGACATGTACTATTGGTAAAAGACGACAGAGACCAAGACATACAGATTCCAATATACCTTAGTGAAGAAATAAAAACTACTGACCTCCCTAACATGCCTTATATGTACTTGCATATTCCTGTAGGTGGTACTGTCTATGAGCCACAAGACATAGGTGCTGCTACAAGGAAAATGGAGTCTTTCATAGAAGTGCATATATGCTTCACTAATTTAGACAATATCAGTGTAAAAGATTTTGCTAAAAAAATAAAGAACAAACTTCAAGATGTAACCAGGACAAATCAAAGCACTACAACTGGAATAACTTTTATGAACGTAGAAGATGACGGTTTTGAATGGGAAAATGATGGAAGACAAGTATACCTTCATTATGTGGCAACTCTTTATTGTATATACTATGACCTTTGTTAAAACGGAGGATAGATAATGACCTTAGACCATTTAGGAAAACCATTTCAGGGTGAAGCTTGGTATTGGATAGAAGATTCATATGGTGGTGGAGAAAGCTCTACAACCTTGCCAATATCTTGTAAAATCCAGAATGTTAGGATAGATACAGGAGATAGACATAAGGTACTAAGAGATATAGGCTCTCCAGTAGCTTGTCATCTATTGAAGCAAACAAACGAGCCTAAAGTTCACTTAGAGTACATACCTCAGTGTGACGATACTTTGATAGACGATTCGATTGACAGGTCCTCAGAATGTACATTACAATCTATAGCTATGTTTGTACAAACAAACAAAGAAGAAGATGACTCTGACAATGTGAGCCAATATTACATAGTAGGGATGAAACCTTCTACTGTAAGAATAACTGGCTCCAAGAATACAGAATATCTCGTAGTTATAGATTATGAGGCAAAATCAGTCGTGACTACATCAGATTTGACAAGTACAAGACCATCAGTTTTAACAGGAGATTATCTTGCATTTAATATCGCAGGAGAAATTACAAAGACTGGTGGACATGTAGTAAATACCGACCATATAGCATTTATTTTAAACTCAGTGGAAATAACAGTATCCCATAAGTTAACTGGAAATACCGACCATGATTCTCTTTTCAAGTCATTCTTGACAGAGGGAGAAATGGATGTGGAAGGTTCGGTAGACATATCTCTTGATGGTGGTGGAGCACAACATATAGCTGAAGTACAAGCTAATACCGCATTTACGATTCAGGTTGATATGGGTGGTACTGGATGTCCAAGACTTACCCTACCAAATTGTGAATGGAAAAATGCTAGTGTAGACGGTAATACTGGTGGAGAAAATATAATGAACTCATCTCCATTTACATGTAAACCATCAAGTTGTACCAATATTGTCTCAAGCATACCTTAGAGATTTTAGGGATTCATTTCCCTATTTCTTTCTATGTATTAAAAGAGGAATAAAAATGACAAAAATAAAATACACAATAAAATGTGTAAATAATGGGAATCCATTTGAGATGCCCGATTGGACAGTAGACAAGCATGAAAATGCATTAGCAAAAGTTTCTATTGACCAAGAAAAGAACAAATGGAATGACAAAAAAGCAGAAAATGAGTGGAAATACTACGTCATACATGAGTCTTTACTAGAAATAGACCCAAATTGTCGTTTAGAGGATTTAAAGAAATTCTTAACGCATCCAGTGACATTGATAGAATTATTTAACGCAGTCTATAATGCAGGAAGGCAGAATATCTATTATGTCGAAAATTTTCGCAAGGGTCGAAAGACCCCAAGCAACAAAAAGTAAAAATCTACTGGAAGGAAGAACTTCAAAAATTTCAAGAAACTATTAATCTGCTATATATAGAACTAGGAAATTTAAAAGAAATATTACATATGAATTATTGGAGATTCAAAAGCATCATACAAACACTGCATAAAAAAAGATGTATCGAAAGTGGAAAACCTTATTATGAGGAACTTTCACAATCTTCAAAGGATATGATTGAAAGAAGAAAAGCACAAAGACCAAAGGTAATATAATATGGCAAATAAAGTAGAGCTTCAATTTTTAACTAATGCAAGACAACTTCGTGGAGAATTATATCAGGTTAATGCTTATCTGCATAATATACAAGATAATTTGGAACGCATGAATACAAAAGCAGTTTCAGGACATGCAACACATGGTCATGCTATAAGAGGCCTTGCTCTCAGATTTGTAGGGTACAATCTCGTATTAAACCAAGTAATGGGGGCACAACAAAAAATAATAGACTATACTAAAGAAAGTGTTCAAAAGTTTCGTGAGTTTCAAACAAGAATAGCTGAAGTATCTACTATTATGACAGGTAATTATGGTCCTGCTCTTGAAGCTATGAAATCTGGAATAGTGAGTCTTTCATTAGCTACAGGACAAGTTACAAGTGATTTAACTAAAGGTCTTTATGATATTATGTCGGCTGCTTTTGAAGCTAAAGATTCTATAAATTTACTTAATACTGCTACTAAGGCCTCGATTGCAGGATTATCAGATGTAAGAACTTCAGTTGATATTTTTACTACAGTTTTAAACTCTTATGGAATGTCAGTATACGAAGCAACTAAAGTATCTGATACTTTATTTCAATCAGTTGTTAGAGGAAAATTTCAATTTCAAGATTTAGAATCTGCACTTGGTTATGTTGTTCCAATTGCAGCACAAGCAGGAATACAATTTGAAGAATTAATGGCTGCATTATCTACAGCTACAAGGCATGGGCTTCACTTAGATATGGCTTCTAGGGGATTAGCTATGGCCTTACAGAACATTATAAATCCTTCTGAAGGAGCAGCTAAAGCAGCACAAAAATATGGGATTGAGTTATCAGGTCTTGCTCTTAGAGTTAAAGGTATTGCAGGTGTCTTTGGAGAGATGAATCAGAAAACCAAAGAATATGGAAAAGTTGTATTAAATGAATTAATTCCAAATATTCGTTCTTTAAGAGTAGCTATGGTTCTTGCAGGTGAAGAAGGACTTGAAGGATTATTAGATGACATGGACCGCTTGGCTATATCAGCAGGGAGAACTGAAGAAGCTTTTAATAAGATTGCTAATACATCACAATTTGCATCAAATCAAATTACACAACAATGGGAAAAAACACAGAGAGAAGTTGGTGCAGCTTGGGATAAAATAGCTTTAGGAATACAAAAAGCTTTTACTGATATTGCACCTGTATTGTTAGATTGGAAAACATATATTCCTGGTTATGGAATTATAAATGCCGCATTAAAAGGAGCCGAAAAAGTTAAAGACCAACTATGGCAAGAACAGAAAATGGCTCAATATACTGGAATAGAGAGACTTCGTGGAAAAAGAAGTGCAGCATACGGTGGAGCAGAATGGAAAGTAACTCAACTTACAGAAACACAGGTATTAAAAAATTATCTTAATCTGCAAAAAGAGATAACGAGTACAGGAGAAGCATATCTGAAAGCTGTAGCAGGAGGAGCCGAGAATGTAGGAAAATTAGAGGCACACCTTAATAGCCTTAATTTGATTTCAGCTATGCTACAAGATAAATTTAACAGAATTTTCGGAGAAGAAATTTTAGGTGGAATCAGGAATCTTGAAGATTTGAGATTGAAATTAGAAGAGATAGAATTTAATATGGCAGAATTAGAGGAGCATCTTGAAAAACCATTGACATACGGATGGGGAGGCATGGGAGGAGAGATAAAAGGAACTCTCAATATGCAGATGGCCCAACTTAAAGCCGAACAGGAACTTGTCGATGTAAAATATGATGTCAAGATGGGTCTCATAGATGAAGATTATCAATATAAAATTCTTAATGCAGATATGCAAGAAGCTATAAGAATTATCAGAGAACATGAGAAAGTTACAAAAGCGGACACAGAGTCAATAAACCTTATGAATGTCGCATTAAGAAAAGTTCAAATAGAAATGTTAGAACTCCAACTTGTAGGAATGATGAGAAGAAGAGGTCTTACAAGAGGAGAAGAAAGGAGAATGAAGCAACTCCAGATTCAAGCAGCAAAACTTAGACTTGAAAATATGAAGAATACAAAGGCTGAAACAGCTTCAGAGTATCTTGCATATGAACAGGCAAAACAAATGATAGATGAATATGTAGCTGCAAAAGAAAATGAGTCTTACATGCTTAAATATAATTACGACCAACAGATAAATGATTTACAAATTACATTAGATTATGAATATGAACTATTGCAACAAAGAAAAGAAGATTGGGAAACTACAAACAAAGATATACTTAGTTCTAGTGGACATTTATATAATGAGCTTAAAAAACTTATAAGTGACCCTGAAATGAAATCATTATTAGAAAATTTTGATATAAACTTAACAGAGATGCTTAAAACTGTAGATACTGCTATTAGTAGCGCAGCAGCAGGAAAAGGAACTATGATACCTGAAGAAACTAAACCGACACAAATTCTTCCAAAAGGATTCGTAGGTCCACCTGCACCTTGGCAAACATTTTCATATCAACGTGGAACTGAATATGTGCAAGAAACAGGATGGAAAATGGTTCATAGAGGAGAGACAATTGGAGCAGCAGGAAAAGGAGCAGGAGATAGCATAACTATAGGACATGTCTCAATTAACGTAGATTCGATAGCTGATATAGAGAGTGTAGAAAAAGTGGCTTCAGTTTTATCTGTTGCTAAAAATTCTGAGATTATTTCAAAGAAAGGAGAAAATAGGTATAGATTAAGGATTGGTTAATATGGCAAACTATGAACAAGATGTAGTTAGCGTATCAGATGGAGCCTTAGTCACGTTAAAAGAGGGCGACATAATAGTAGGGGCAAAAAGCGACCTAACCACATTTCTGATACTAAGAATACAAAGGGCTTCTGTAAGGTGATGACAGAATGTGGAAATGTTCTAATTGTGGATTGTTACAAAGAATAGACTACAAGTGTAAAAAATGCGGAGAAAAGTTTCCACATATACAAGCAAATATACTAAAGAAATTTAGAAAACATAAATATCCTCAAGGGCATTGGAAAAAAGAAAAAAAGTGATTTAGATGGGTGTTGATGACCAAAGAGAGTTTATAGATTTTTACGGAATATACACATATGATTGGACCACAAGTTGGGGGACATATTCTGATATACATGAACTTTTAGTTACAAATTATATTAGTGATGGTTGTAGTACAGCCGACTCATCCGAAGCTTCCGTTATACATGCCTTCTTATTTCAACATTATATAAAGAAAACTTATTATGTAGAAGGAGTCATAGAAGGAAATATTTGTGTAGCAGCAAGTGGATGCACATCTTCTGTTACATCTTTTCGTGTTACTGTATCTACTATGAATGAAAATACTTCAGAAAGTGAAATTGGCTCTACTGGATGGGTGACTGTAAATGATACTCTTGCTTGGGATGCAGGTCTCAGTGTAGGTGATGAAATTGTATATCATTTCTGGATAGAAGTATGGGAAGAACATGTAATAACTGATAAAGAAAAAATATTTGTGAAAATTGAGGTAAACTGTAATTCTTGTACTCATCTTATGCACAGTAATGATGAAACTTGGAAGGATGTTTGGGTAAAAATACCATTCCGTATGTAGGAGAAGACAATGGGAACTTTTTCGATTACGCAAGTTCAATCTGGAAAAAACCTTTGGATTTATCCTGATGGAGATGGATGTGTTACGGATTTAAATCCTTTTGGAGCAGCTACAAATTATCTTTGTGTAGACGAAATAAGGACAGCCTATAATGAAGACGAAGATTATGTTTATAGTAGTGCAACAGATTTATTAAGAGACTTATATTCCACACCTACATCTGAATGGTCAGGACTTAGTGGAACCATAAATTATATACAAGTTTATGCAAGAGCAAAGTCACACATCTATACTCAAAATGAAGATGGAATTTACAAAATTATAATGACCCTTGATGCCAGTGGATGCAGTGTTTTTCATAAATCAGATGACCTAAATTTGCTTAATACATACTCTACTTTGAATAAAGTATGGGCAACAAACCCTAGTACAGCTATGGATTGGGAATGGTCAGATTTAATTGATTGGCAGATTGGAATAGAGTGTTCCAGTCCTACGCTTACGAATTATTTAGTTAGTAAAACTTTAAGACCAAATGGAGTCGGTGATAAAGAAAATCTTCATTGTTGGAGTCAAAATCCACCGCATACTCCTGATAATTATACATGTGTAGATGATATAAATTCAGATGGCCATAATACTAGAGTTTTTACTTTTCAAGGAGATGGTGGTGCTACATTAGATGATTTATATGAATTGGAAGACCATACTACAGAATCAGGGCCAATAGCAAGTATAACAGTTTTTTATAGAGTATATAGATGGGATGGCACAGCAGATGTAGCAGCAGGGATAAAAATAGGTGGGAATGAATATTGGGAAACTGAACATGATGTAGGACAAATAGGACAATGGATGCTATATTCATATACATGGACACAAAATCCAAATACAGCTACAGATTGGACATGGGCTAATATTGATGATTTACAAGCAGGAATAAAAATGACAATGCCCACAAGTGGACCTAATGGAACTTTCAGATGCACACAAGTTTATGTAGTTGTAAAATATTATGCACAAATTAATCCAGAAATAAGGACTACACAATGTTATGCTAGAATTAATTATGATTCTACAGTTACTTGTACCTTAAATAAACCAATAGAAATCTCGGTTGACCATTCTAGGAATTTAAAGATGCTCAATTTTTGGAGTGGTAATCGAGCAGTATTTGATGAGTCTAGAAATTCTAAAACTCTTGTAGCTACTGGAACAGAATATGGCACAAATGCTTGTGAAAAACTTGAATGTGTAAGAGAGCTAGGTCTATTCGGAGCAGATATTACTACAAGTGGGATAGGTGGAGAACTGGACAATACTTTTAAAATAGCAAGTTTTGGGTACAAGAAAAGAACAGATTCACCATTGACTTTTGATTGGATATTAGAGCTTCAATATTCAAATCTGGATGAGTGATAGCATGGCTTACGAAGATTTTACTACATTCACAGAGGTAGATGCAGGAAATGATTTAACAATAGTGGATTCTACAACAATCAAATTTGATAATTTATATGCCAATGCAGATGAAATAATATACAAAAATTATGGTGAATGGTATTTTAAAGATTGCGAACTACAAGTAGAGGCTGTTTGTACTGATATATATGACCCTTGGAGCACATTTAAATATTCTAGTGCGGTAATATTAGGGTTGGCCAATACATATCATCAAATGAGTCAAACATCAGGACATGACCAATATGGTGAATTGTGTGCCGAATTTTTTCACCCAACTACCACTCAAAATGATTTAGATATAAGATTATGTAATTTCAGGCTTTATCTTTTCGATACTTTTTCAGAAGCTACAGTAAATGTAAGATATTATTTTACAATGACAGTTACTCATGCAGATTCTAGTGTTACGTTGTATATTTATGATGATGATGAAAGGTCTAACTTAATAGATACTTTGACAGTTACCATTATTCCAGAAATAGAAAAAAGTTATCTTCATTGTGGAGGCTCTGTAAGAAGTTATCAAAGTCCTCCAAGTGCTATGAGTGGGGAAATCAATAATTTGGAAATAATATCAGGAGGCGAAACACCACCTGAAAACCCTGTATATACATCTAAAACTCAACTATATAATACTTTTTTAGAAGTAGATGCTTATGGTGAAATAGAAGTGGTTACTCCTTTTCATTGTAAAACAGAACAGATGCCAAGAAAACACAGAAACTACCTTACAAAATATTATGGCTCTCAATATTTCGGGGATTTTCTACACCAAGTAGATTCTTCTGTTACAGAAATTAAGCATCATTCTAATTATATTGGAGCAGTAGCATTTTGGGGAATGTCAAATGGTTTAGGAACAGTGAATGAACAATCTGGATTAGCCTGTTATTTTTATAATAAAGATTATAATGATTTATATATATTTTTAGCCAGTTTTGGAATTGCTACAGATTATTATGGA